CTAATAAGGGATAGCAACCCCTCTAAAAGTTCTGATTTTTACGAATCAGGAGCTAAAAATGGGACAATCACCTGTAGATAGAAACACAGAGTACATGAGAGAGATGTGGGGAACCACAAAACTTGTATCAGATTATGGTTCGATGCAAAATTTGCCTTCAAAAAGAGTACTGACGGAGGTTATGCACGATCTTGCACCTCACCATGACCTCAAAAAACAGTCAGATTTGCATGAAAAAATTCGCAATGACGATGATTATGATGATTGGGAGTACGGAACCGAACCAAATTATGGAAACCCCTGGGAGTAAATATAAATAAAAACAAGAAAACTCTAGTCTAATGGCAGAACAAAGGATATCCAGATCATTTAAAGACATCAGTTTATCCTTTGTTCCACATCCAGTGACAAAGGATCTTCAAGTACTAAAAAATGAGAATGCGATTCGTAGATCTGTAAGAAATATTGTTGAGACTATACCTACTGAAAGATTTTTTAACTCATTGTTGGGTTCTGATGTAAGAGATAGTTTATTTGAATTTGTTGATTTTGGTACTGCATCTGTCATTCAAAGTCAAATTTTGGTTGCAATAGAAAACTTTGAACCAAGAGTTGATAATGTAGTTGTTGAAGTAAATCCTCAACAAGATCAAAATTCTTTTAATGTGACTGTTATTTTTGACATTATTGGGCAAGAGTTTCCAACACAAGAGTATACGTTCCTATTAGAGGCAGCAAGATAAGATGCCCTTTACAAAATTCACGAATCTAGATTTTGACCAGATAAAGACCTCAATCAAAGATTATCTTCGTGCTAATTCGACATTTAGCGACTTTGATTTTGAAGGGTCAAATTTTTCTGTCTTAATTGATACATTAGCATACAATACTTATATTACTGCATTCAATAGTAATATGATTGTTAACGAATCCTTCTTGGATTCTGCAACTCTTCGTGAAAATGTAGTATCACTTGCAAAAAATATTGGTTATGTACCTCGCTCCAGAACGGCAGCAAGGGCAACGATTTCTTTTACAGTATCAACTACCGAAGATACCCCCACACTGACTCTCAGAAGGGGTCTGGTGTGTGTAGGAACGGCAAATGACACATCTTATACCTTCTCAATACCAGAAGATGTAACTGTAACGGTTAATGATGCTGGCGTCGCATCGTTTGATCAGGTAGAAGTTTATCAAGGAACCTATCTCACAAAACAATTTGTTTATGATGGTTCTTTAGACCAGAGATTTATTCTAAACAATTCTTTTATTGACACTTCTACTCTATCTGTTTATGTAAGAAAAACAAATGAAAGTGGACTTGGAATTGAATATGCTGCAATTGATAATATTTTAGATACCACTTCAGAATCTAGAATTTATATCTTACAAGAAGTACAAGATGAAAAATATGAGATAAAATTCGGTGATGGAATTATCGGCAAAAAACTTGGAGATGGTATTGGGTATGATGGAACTGTAATTACTGCAAATTATATTATTACTGATGGTGAAGATGGAAATGGGGCGCGTATTTTTTCATTCTCTGGGAGTATTATTACCGCAAATAATAAAATAATAGATCCAGGAACCATTACAATCACAACAAATCAGATTGCTCAAAATGGTTCAAGTATCGAACCAATTGATTCTATCAAATATTATGCTCCTAGAATATACTCGGCACAAAATAGAGCAGTTACCTCTAGAGATTATGAGGCAATTGTAAAAAGAATATACCCCGAAACAGAATCTGTTGCTGTTATTGGTGGAGAAGAATTGGATCCACCAGAATACGGCAATGTAGTTTTAAGTATTAAACCAAAGAATGGAAGTTTTGTTTCTGATTTTAATAAATCAAGAATTTTAAGTCAACTTAAACAATATACAGTTTCTGGAATCAATCCAAAAATTATAGATCTCAAAATTCTTTATGTAGAAATAGATTCTTCTGTATATTATAATTATTCTCGTGTTTCAAATGTTGATGAACTAAAGACTAATGTATTGTCAACTTTAACCAAGTATTCGCAATCTTTAGATCTCAATAAATTTGGGGGTAGATTTAAATACAGCAAGGTTCTCAGTATAATTGATACAACAGATACTGCAATTACTTCCAATATTACTAAAGTTAGAATTAGAAGAGACCTTAAAGCATCTTTAAATAGATTTGCACAGTATGAGTTGTGTTTTGGAAATCAATTCCACGTAAAACCACAAGGTTCTAATATCAAATCTACAGGATTCAAAGTTTCTGGCGAAGATTCGACAGTTTATCTTACTGATACACCTAACGTCCTTGCAAATGGTTCTTCGGTTACAGATGCCAGTTCTGCCTCCCAGGTATTTTTAACAAGACCATCTGGATTATCGTCAAAAACAGGAGTTCTTTCAGTATTTAAAATAGACGCTAATGGCAATACTACTGTTGTCATTAAAGATGCTGGAACAGTTGATTATGAGAAAGGTGAGATTAATATAGGAACAATTAATATAACTTCAACATCAAGAGAAAATGGAATTATAGAGATTCAGGCATTCCCAGAATCTAACGATGTTATTGGTTTGAAAGATTTGTATTTGTCTTTCAACATCTCTAAAAGTACAATAAATATGGTAAGAGATGTAATTGCTTCTGGTGATGAAATAACAGGAAATGTGTTTACTAGAGATTATTATACATCAAGCTACTCAAACGGGAATTTAACAAGAAACTAATATGATACAGACTGGTTTTGAATCTAGAGTTAAGGTTCAGCAGATTATTGAGAGTCAACTCCCAAGTTTCATATTGGACGAAAATCCAAATGCTTCTGAGTTTTTAAAACAATATTACGTATCGCAAGAGTATCAAGGTGGACCAGTAGATATCGCTGAAAATCTTGATCAATATTTAAAATTAGATAATCTTACGCCAGAAGTAGTTGTTGATAGCACTATTTTGTCTTCTGATGTTAGTTTATCCGATACTAGCATTTCTGTTTCCAGTATTAAGGGTTTCCCAAAAAGTTACGGTCTTTTAAAAATAGATGATGAAATTATAACTTATACAGGAATAACAGGAAATACTTTTACAGGGTGTATTCGTGGATTTAGTGGTATTACTAACTATCATCAAGATTTAAATCAGGAAGAACTCACCTTTTCATCTTCATCTGCAACAGAACACTCTTCCGGTTCTACTGTACAAAATTTAAGTTCTCTTTTTCTTAAAGAGTTTTATCAAAAATTAAAGTATACTATTGCTCCAGGACTAGAAAAAACTGAATTTACATCAGAATTAGATGTAGGCAATTTTTTAAGTCAAGCAAATTCTTTTTATAAAGCAAAGGGAACAGACGATTCATTTAGAATTTTATTCAATGTTCTTTATAACGAAACACCAAAAGTTATAAACTTAGAAGAATATCTTATTAAACCATCTTCAGCAGAATATGTAAGAAATGAAGTTATTATTGTAGAAGTTATATCTGGTCTCAACCCAAAAAATTTGGTTGGACAGACAATTGTAAAAAGTACAGATTCTTCTACTAATGCTTCTATTTCATCGATAGAACCATTTAACAGAAACAATAGGCAGTATTATAAAATTTCTCTTTTTGTTGGCAATGGTGAATTTTCTGCAATTGAAGGAAATTTTACAATAACCCCAAATACAAAAACTGTCCTAGAATCTCCAGTATCTTCTGCTATAATTACTGTTGATTCTACTATAGGATTTCCTGAAACTGGGGAATTAGTTTGTGGAAACAATACAGTATCTTATACGAGTAAGTCAGTAAATCAATTTTTAGGTTGTAGTGGAATATCTGAAAATATTGAAAAAAATTCTTTAATTAGAAATAATGATACTTATTTTGGATATGAAAATGGAGATATCACCAAAAAAGTAGAATTTAGAATTCTTGGAGTCTTATCAAACTTTAAACCATCATCGGAAAATATTAATGTTTCTGAAGGTGATGTTATTACCATCAAAAATGTTGGTGATTTAATTAAAAATCCTGAAATAAAAACACAAAAAGAAATTTTTGCAAATTCTTGGATTTATAATACCTCCACAAGATATGAGGTATCAACCATAGGTTCTAATTATGTTTTGTCTAGTGACATTGATAGATCCAGTTTAAAGGTTGGAGATAGAGTGGAACTCCTTGAGAGAGGAACTGAGATTTTAGCACCAGCATCAAATGATCCGAGAATAACTAAAATTGTTTCCAACAATACTGTAGAAATAGGCGGAGGATCTTTTTCCACTGAGTCTGGAAAAGAATATGATCTAAGAAGAAAAATTAATACCGCAAGTAGTTCTGGTGTTTCTATAGAATATGGAAATAATTTAATTACTTCTGACGTGCAAAATTTATATTCTGATGGGGAAAATTATGCATACGTCGCATCAAATTCTTTACCTGCGTCGGCACTCAATAACCAATACAATTACAGATATAATATAAGTGCAAATATTAAAACTGCAAGTATATCTTCTGTAAATAATTTGTTTAATAAAAATGAAAACGATGAATATGATACAATAGGTTTTTCGGACTCTGCCCCATTCATAACCGGCGATAGAATTTACTATCAACCAACTTCCACACCACTCGTTGGATTAGAAACTGGTGATTATTATGTGGAGGTTTTACCATCCAACAATAAGAGAATAAAATTATATTCTTCACCATCTTTTGTTGGGGTAACTCCATTAAAATTTAAAGTCCCAGAATCTGGACTAGACACCCAATCTTTTACATTATATTCCCAAAGATCTGGTCAGATTGGTGTGCAAAAAATTCTTAAAAAGTTTCCACTTCAATCTAAGATAAAAAGTTCCGGAATAGAAACAATTCCGGGAGTAACTGGAATGTTAATCAATGGTGTCGAAATTTCTAATTACAAATCTTTAGATAAAATTTATTATGGACCATTGGATTCTATTGATGTATTAAATGGTGGTAAAAACTATGATGTAGTTAATCCACCAGCAATATCAATTTCTTCTGGATTATCAAATGCTTTGGCACAACCAGTGGTTACTGGTTCTATAAGTGATGTTTATATTGATTCACAAGATTATGATGTTAATAAAATTCTTTCGGTAGACATTAGTGGAGGAAATGGTTCTGGTGCTATTTTGGAACCAATTGTTACTAAAAGAGTAAGAGAATTAAACTTTGATGGAAGAACTATAGAAACTGGTGGTGGTATTAGTACAACTGGAAATAGAATTTCTTTTTCAACAGACCATAATTTAAACAATGGAGAACAGGTAGTATATAATTCCAATGGAAATTCGCAAGTAGCAATTGGTTATAGTTCTCTCACGCTAATAAACAATTCTTCATATTTTGTGAGAGTTGAAAATAATACCACTGTAAGTTTGTTTGAATCTTTGGGCGATTACAATAATAATACTAATGTAATCGGATTTTCTACAGGCACTCAAGGTATTCATAAGTTTAGAACAATAACACCAAAAAATACAATTTCGGAAGTTAAAGTACTTGATGGTGGTAGTGGATATACAAATAGAAAATTGATTGTTAAAACTTCCGGAATATCAACTATAACAAATTCTATCAATTATGAAAATCATGGATTTAATACTGGCGAATTAGTTATCTACGACTATGAAACATCGACAATATCTGGTCTTTCAACATCAAATCATTATTATGTTCTAAAAATCGATGATGATTCATTTAGATTGTGTGATGCTGGAATTGGAGGAACAAACACATCTTCTTATGACAGAGGAAAATATGAAGTTTTTACAAATACTGGTTCTGGTTATCAATACTTCAGTTATCCACCGATTTCAGTATCGATAAAATATAATCCTGTAGGATTTAGCACTAATACTCAGTTTTATCAAGAAATTGTAACAACTCCTGTTGTAAAGGGAAGTATAGAACAAGTATATCTTTATGAAAATGGAACTGGTTATGGATCTACGGTATTAAATTATCAAGATAATCCTACCATAACCATAAAAAATGGAAAAAATGCAATCTTAATTCCAATTGTTTCCAATGGTCAAATAATTTCTGTAGACATTCAATACAGTGGAAAAGAATATTATTCAACTCCAGATTTGATTGTAATTGACTCTAGCGGAACTGGAATCGGAGCAAAATTGAGACCAATTATTGTTAATCAAAAAATAGTAGATGTTAAGATAATTAATGGTGGAATAGGATACTCTAAAACCTTAACCTCTATTTTAGTTAAATCATCGGGAATTAACGCATTATTGAAACCAAAGATTAGAGAACTTACTGTAAACGAAAATTTGAGATTTGGAAACGAAATATTACAAGAATCTGATAACAAGTTAAAGTATACAGTTTCTGGTTATTTTGATAATTTAAGAACGTTATTTAATGAAAGTTCTGGAAGTCATTCTGGAATTATTGGATGGGCTTATGATGGAAATCCAATTTATGGTCCATATGGTTATTCTGATCCAAAAAATTCTTCCCTATCGGGGACGAGAATTATATCTGGTTATGTTTTAGATACATCATATACAGATAGACCTTCAGTATCTGAATTTGCAGAAGGTTTCTTTGTAGAGGATTATAAATTTACAGGTTCTGGTTCTACACTGGATAAAAGTAATGGTAGATTTTGCAAAACTCCAGAATTTCCAAATGGAGTTTATGCATATTTTGCCACTATTGATGCTTCAGGTACACCACAATTCCCATATTTTATTGGAAATGAATATAAGTCACAAACTTTGAGTGAAAATACTACATTAGATCAATCATTTGACTTTTCAAGTTCTGTATTACTTAGAAATACTTTCCCATATAAAGTTGCGGATAAAAATGCTAGTTATGATTTTATATCAGAAATAGATGATGTTACAAAACAAAGAATAAATGTAGAATCTGTTACACAAGGAAATATTGAAAAACTGAACGTAGTAAATAGTGGTTCTAATTATAAAATTAATGACGTTGTAAAGTTCAATAATTCAAATACTTTTGGTGGAGGAGTCAGTGCATCTGTTTCTTCCGTAAAAGGAAAAGATATCACTAATGTGGAAACTGCTTTTACCACGTATGAAGGAGCAATATTTACATGGATTAATGGAGAAACTGTAAAAGTTTCAATATTACCAAATCATACTTTAAATGATAATGATTTGGTAACTATTTCTGGATTGTCTACGGATATTTCATCATTAAATGGTGTCCATAAGATAAATGTTGACCTAAAGAGTTCTGTTGCAATATCATCAATATCATCAGTAGCAAGCATTGGTGGAACAGAAATATATGTTTCCAGAATTCCTGATGGTATTTCTATAGGAAGTAGTATTGGAATAGGAACAGAGACTCTTAAAGTTCTAGAATTATTCAGAAATA